ATTCCGAGCTGGACGCCTACAAGCAGTGCCCGCACAAATGGGCCCTGGCCTATGAGGAGCGCTGGACCAAGGCGAAGGACGAGCAGACCGCCGCCGGTCGCGGCACCATGTGGCACCAGATGCTGGACTCGCACTACACCGCGCTGAAGCTCGGCCAGGGCGAGCAGGGGGCCAAGGTGGCTGTGGCCGCGCGGGTCGACGACTTCTACCGCATGGGCAAGGACGAGGAGGTCATCGACCTGCTCCAGTGGATGTACTCGGGCTACGTCGAACGCTGGGGTTACGACGACCAGTGGGAAGTCCTCGTGGTCGAGTACAAGGCGATCGTGCCGTTGAGATACCCGGACGGGCGACTGTCCGAATTCGACCTCAAGATGATCATTGACCTGGTGGTGCGCGACCGGCGCACCGGCAAGGTCTGGATCGTCGACCACAAGTCGCACGCCGACCTGCCCAAGGAAAAGGAACTCGAACTCGACGATCAGTTCGGTCTGTACACCTGGGGCCTGCGCCAGCGCGGTCACCGGATCTTCGGCTGTGTGTACAACACGGCGCGCACGAAGCGCAACAAGGGTGACCACCCGGACATCGTGGAGGAGTGGCGTCGACGCAAGGCCGCCGGGGAGAAGCCCGGCCCGGAGCCCAAGCCGCAGCCGCTCGACGGCCGGTACGACCGGTACCTGATGTCGCGCACGCCGGTCGAGACCGACAATCTGGCCCAGGACGCCCTCATGACCGCGCGCAACATGCACAGCGAGTTCAACGGCCGAGAGCGCCATACGAACTCTGAAACGTGCAAGTGGCGGTGCGACTACACCGAGGCGTGTCTGCTGGGCCGGAAGACCGACGGCCAGCGCGAGCGCCAGTTCCTGCTCGATGTTGGTTTCCGACAGGACTTCACCCGACACTGAACCAACCACCGCGACGCCCGGGACCCGCCACGGTCCCGGGCGTCGTCATGTTCAAAGGAGTCTACGTTGAACAGGCATGTGAGGCGCTGGGGCGCGGTCTACATCCTGGTTGCTCTGTTCGCCGCAAGCTGGGTCGGCCAGGCGTGGGCGATGCAGCCGAAGATCGAGAAGGAAGGTTGGATCGAGTTCTGGTCGGCCACCTTCGAGAACTGGCAGTCCGAGTGGTTCCAGCTCGTGTTTCAAGCGATCCTGCTGCTCGGTGCCAAGCACTGGCTGTTTCAGGCCGACGCGCGCGACCAGGAGCGCATGGAAGCCAAGATCGACAAGCTTCTCGAACAGTCTCGGGAGTAACTGACGCCACCCCCACCCGCCTTGTCTCTGGCGCAAGCTACATGGTACAATCTTGTACGATCCAGGACAACACGCGGGAGGTGGGCGCATGGACCACAGGGTCTGGCGCGCGCGAGCACAGGGTGGGTACACCAGGGTTTACGAGGTGGTCGACGGCCGGGAGCTGTCCCCCAAAATAAGCGTTAACAAGAAGGTGTTCGGGGAGCAGATAGCCAGAGCCCTCAATCAGGCGTACGCCGATGGGGCGCAGGACTCCCGGCCGGAGGTGGCGCGCGAGGTCAAGACGCGCATCGCCGACATGCTCAAGGAGATGGGGGAGGACAAGGCCGCCGACATGGTCCGGGGCGCTCCGCTGACCTAGGTCGACCGCCCGGAGCAGCGGGGCTTGCGCCAGGAGCAATCCCCATGCTAGGATGGTTCTACCAGCCGGGGGGACGCCCCCGTTCCCGATCCTTCCGGCTGGCCGCCCGAGCCCTCGGCTCATCCCCCCCGGTCGGGGGCTCGGGTCAAGTCCGGTTAGTGTAATGGTAGCACGCGAGTCTCTCAAGCTCGCAGCACGGGTTCGATCCCCGTACCGGATACTGAACGCGGCTGGCGGTCCCTCGCTTCCCGCCGGTCGCGTTCTCAAGGGTTGATCCGCCTGATGCGGGGTGACCGACTGAAGTCGGCACGGGGTAGGTTTGAGTCCTATTCGACCCACAACGGGGCGGGTGGCGTGTGAGGTCCGAGCGTTGACACCAGACGACGCGACGCATCGAGCACCCTGACGCCATCCGCCCCGGGCCGTCCCACCGGGCTACGCCAAACGGGACATGAGGATAACTCCAACGACGGGAATCACTGTGACACTCAGCATGACGAAGGACACCCCGACCGCTGGCGGCAAGTGGCGGTTCTTGCTCAACTGGGACCAGAAGGTCGGCAAGCAGTCCAAGTGGGCCCGAGCGGCGGCCCAGGCGACCGGCGGCAAGATCAACATCGGCGGCAAGCCCCAGGAATCGGACGTCGACATCTGGGCGACCTTCTACCGCGATGGGGCCCCGAAGCGCACGGTCGTCGGCTGGAACCCCAACGCCGTTCCCGGCGCGACCCACACGGGCGACAACCAGACCGGCGCGGGCAACGACGACGAGGCCGTGACGATCGACTTCGATGCGATCCCCGCGTGGGTGACCGAGGTCGTCGTGGGCGTCAGCACCAAGCCGACCGGGTCCTTCGGCGACGCGATGAACGTGGGCGTCAAGGTGTTCCAGGACAGCACCGAGGTCGACGACCTGATGCCGACCCTCGGCGCGAACGAGAACATCGCTGTCACGCTGCTGGCCAAGCGCAACAAGGACGGCGCGGGCAACGTGCTGGACGGCTGGCAGATCCGGGTGCTCGACGCGGCCGGACGGTACCAGGCCCAGCCGCAGCCGGGCCAGTCCCTCAGTGACGCGGCCGACGCGGGCATCCTGGCGTTCGCCAAGAGCCACGCGGGCTTCTGATCGACACGTGGGCCGGACGCCTTAGGCTAAGCGCGCAAGCGTGAAGAAACCGGGGCGGGTAACAGTCAGCATTGCGAGACTGTCCGGGAGCGGGAGGGGTACCCCGCCGAACTTGATACGGCCCTGGGCCGACCGTGGGTGTCTGTCATACATCATGTAGTGCGTCGGTTCGAGCGCACGCGGTCGGTGGAGGTGCAGGCCAGGGAGCGGGAGGGAACCCCGCACACACGTCGATGGACCCCCAGGGCGGGGGACGCAGCTAACTGGCTCCGGCTGCGGGCAGCGGGTTCGAACCCCGTCATCGGCACTGGGCGCGATCCAGCCCGGTCACCCGGCCAAATGGGTCATGAGTGGACCAGGAGAATCCTCTATGGGTGCAAAGCTGCAACCGCTCGACGACGCGGAAGAGTTCGTCAACGCGCTGTACTACGGCGAGGCCGGTTCCGGCAAGACCACAGCGGCAGCGTCGATGGCCAAGCTCGGTGACGGCAGGATCATCTACATCGACGCCGAGGCGGGCCTGAAGGTCCAGCCGATGCGCCGACTGCAGATTCCGACCGACCGGATCAGCCGGTACAAGGTCGAGACCTTCGACGACCTCCAGAACCTCTATCTGCAGGTCAAGGCCAAGCTGGACGACGAGCCCGGCTCGATCCTCGGCATCGTGTTCGACTCGATGACCGAGATCCAGAAGAAGCTTCTCGAAGGCATCACCAGCGCGCGCTACGCCAAGTCGCTGGCCCAGGCCAAGCGCGGTGGTTTCGAGGTCAAGGACGACCCGTTCGCGACCGACCGGGACGAGTACGGCAAGATGACCGAGATGTGTCGGCGGGTGGCGCGGCAGTTCCGCGACCTCGAATGCCACACGGTCTTCGTCTGCCTGGAGCGTCGCGACGTCGACAAGGAGGGCGACGGCGGCATCTTTTACCGCCCGGCGCTCACCCCGGCGTTCGCCACGGACCTGATGGGTTACGTCGACGTGGCGCTGTACATGCAGCAGGAGGAGGTCGACGACCTGACCGACTTCAGCCGGTTCGTCGCGATCACTCGGCCCATCGGCAAGTACCGGGGCAAGGACCGGTACGGCGCGCTGCCGCCGTCCTTCCCGAACCCCACCTTCGACCGGGTCGTGCAGTTCGTGCGCAACCTGGACGTGCCGCCGGAGGTACAGTGGGACTCCGACCCGTACGTCCGCCAGCGGCTGATTCGCATCGGCGAACTGCCCGATCCCAACGCCGAGGCCGTCGACACCGGGGTCTGACCGGCCAAGGTTAGCTGCCGCAAACGCCCTACTTGCGCAGCGAACAACCACCATGGTAGGGTAGTACCACACCGGGCGGGGGGTGGCGAGAGCACCGCAACCACTCGCCCGGCCAGCAAGACCGCCGACCGCCCAGGCGTCACAGGGCAGACAGAAACCGAGCAGTACCGAACACGAAGAGGTGGCGTAATGCCGAAGCTCAACCAGGACGTCGCACAGGCCGTGGACCAGGCCGAGGACGGCTTCAAGCCGGTCCCCGAGGGCGTCTACATCGTCCGGCTGATGGAGGACGTGGACGTCAAGGAGGGCGCGAAGGGCCCGTACTGGCGCTGGACGTTCGAGATCCCCGAGGAGCACGAGGGCGAGGCGCTGGAGTTCGCCGGTCGCCGCTTCTGGACCAACACGTCCCTGTCCTCGGCCGCGTACTTCAAGCTGAAGGAGACGTTCGGCGCGTTCGGCGTCCCGACCGACACCGACACCGAGGACCTCGTCGGCCGCAAGGTCAAGGCCGTCGTGATCCAGCGCGTCATCCAGGGCGGCCAGCGCTCCGGCGAGATCGGCAACGAGATCGACAAGCTCCTGCCGCTCGACTCCGAGGAGCAGGTCGGCGCGAACGCCGCCGAGGCCAACGTCGAGATGGCGAAGGCGGGCGCGGGCTCGGACGAGCCGCTGTTCTGATCGCCACCCCCCGCAACACCCGCTGAACCCGGCCCCCGTCACCGCATCCGGTGCGGGGGCCGGTTCGTAGAAGGAGCCAGAAAGAGATGGTACGACTCGCCAGCTCGTCAGGGACGGGCATCAGCATCAAGGAGCTGTGGCGGGAGTACTCCGAGCAGGGTCTCGAAGTTTTCCCGCTCAAAAAGGGTGGCAAGAACCCCGGCACCGACTTCGGCATCA